CAGTCTAATGTAAAATTATTCTTTGATAAGAATCTTCTTTCATTTAGAAACAAACAAAAAGAAGTGTGGTTTAATACAAGTTCTAATAAAACTAAAATGCTCACAGTTCCCTTTGGAGAAGACCCAGTTTTTATCGTATCTTCTTATTTGCAAAGTGATGATGGTCTCGAAACATTAAAAATGTTAGAGAAACTACTAAGAGAGTAATACTTAACTGATTGATAAACAGTTGTTAGCTTAGTTGCTACGGAAAAGGGGTCACAAAATGTGACCTCTTTTTTTTTGATTATCTTTGTATAAAAACAAACTGATGATAAATTCGGTTAGAAATACAGTTTTGGCGATACTCAATAAGAATAACTATGGATATATTTCTCCATCGGATTTCAACTTATTTGCTAAACAAGCTCAGTTAGATATTTTTGATGAATACTTTATTACTTACAATAACCAAATCAATAAAGAGAACGGCAGGGTTTCTGGAACAGGATATGCTGATGCAAAAAAAGGAACGGAAGAAGTTATAGATTATTTTTCAGAAACAAGTGCTTTGACTCAGAGTTCTGATAATGTTTATTTTTTACCATCCGAGATAACAACTGGATATGATTATTATTTAATAAACAAGGTTCTTTGTTATTCAGGAGGCTTATTAAAGGGAGAGGCTGAAAAGGTAACTCACAGTAAGATTACTATGCTAAACAATTCGTTATTGACTAAGCCGTCTCAAACATATCCTGCATACACTCAAGAAGCTGGATTACTTACGGTATATCCGGAAACTTTTAATGGTGTGTCAGATGTCAAAGCTCAATACATAAGATACCCAAAAGACCCTAAGTGGACGTATATTACAATATCTAATGGAGACCCTATATTCAATCAAAGCTTATCTGACTATCAAGATTTTGAATTACCAATAGAGGATGAAAATAATTTAGTTGCAAGGATTTTACAATACGCTGGAATCTCTATAAGAGAGGGTGATGCTTATGCGTTTGGTCGAAATATAGAGCAACAAGAAAACCAAGAATCGTAATGGCATACTTATCTCAATACCAGTATTATGAAAACGGGGGTACAGCACCAACAAATCAAAATTGGGGTTCGTATCAATACGTTAGTTTAGAGGATATAGTTAATAATTTTCAATTAATGTATGCCGGCAATCATTCTTTGATTAACAATGAAGAAAGATATAAGATATTATTTCATGCTAAAAGAGCAATACAGGAATTAAACTATGATGCTTTTAAGGAAATTAAAGCATTGCAGCTTACTGTTTTTGATAATTTAACTTTTGTTCTTCCTAGTGATTATGTAAATTGGGTTAGGATTTCATTGTATAAGGATGGTTGGATTCGACCTTTAAATGAAAACATACAATTAAATTCAGCAAAAGCATATTTACAAGGAGCTGGAGGCACTTTAACATTTGATGTTGACGGCAATGTTATAACCACGGCATCTGAATTAGATACTGATAGAATTAATGGTAATCAAAAAAGTATCTACCTCAACAAAAACAATTCAGATGAACAGACTTCAGTCAACAGTGATGCTAATTGGTATGCTGAATATTCAATAGGGGCTAGATATGGTTTAAATACAGAGACGGCAAATGCAAATCCCACTTTTAGAATAGATAAAAAGGCTGGGGTTATAAACTTTGATTCTACAATGCTTAACGAATCCTGTATATTGGAGTATATTTCTGATGGTATGGAGGGGGGCAATGACTCGTTGATTACGGTCAACAAGTTGTTCGAGCAATATATTTATGCGGCAATAAAATATGAGCTATTAAATAGTAAATTTAATGTTCAAGAATATATAATTAGTAGAGCTAGAAAAGACAAATCAGCTTTACTTAGAAATGCTAAAATTAGATTAAGCAACATTCATCCAGGGAAACTCTTAATGAATTTAAGGGGAGATAATAAATGGATAAAATAAAATGACGAAAATTCAAAGAAATTTTATTAAAGGCCGCATGAATAAAAGCCTTGACGAAAGGCTTTTACCGGATGGCGAATATATTGATGCTCTTAATGTTAGGTTGGGTTCTACGGAAGCCTCTGAATATGGTTCTGTAGAAAATTCAAAGGGGAACACCCTATTGACTGTGCTACAGTATTTAGGTGGCATACAATTAAGCGTAAATGCTAGATGTATAGGAGCTTATGAGGACGGAGCAAATGAAACCATATATTGGTTTGTTCACGACCCGGCGTTTACTGTCGGAGATACCGGGAGACTAGACCTTATCGTTTCTTTTAATACAGTTACTACTGATTTAATTTATCACGTTGTAAGTATAAACGAAGGCAACAATATAAATACTACTTTAAATTTTAGTTTATCTAATTTAATAACCGGAGTTAATCTAGTTGATGATTTACTTTTTTTTACAGATAATTATAATCCTCCGAGGTTTATAAATGTAAAAAAGAATTATCCAAGTCCAGTAAATAATCTTGACGATTCTTATTTGTATGAGAGTTTATTAGTTGTTAAAAAACCACCCCTTCAATCTCCTTCTATTTTGCCTTTAAAAACAGATGGCGATGCTAATTTTTTAGAGGATAGGTTTTTATGTTTTGCATACAGATACCAATACGAGAATGGGGAGTATTCTGCTGTATCTCAATTTAGCGACCCTGCGTTCATTCCTAAAGGCTTTCAATTCAGTTCTGATAGTTATTTGAATGTTGGCATGGAAAACTCCGCTAATGCCGTTAAAATCACTTTTAATTCAGGCAGCTCGTTAGTAAAAGGTGTGGACCTTTTATATAAGGAATATGACGATGCTACAATTAAAGTCATTGAAAAGCTAGATAAAGAGAATATAGGTTATGCGGATGACACCGAATACACTTATGATTTCTATAATAAAAAAGTCTTTACGGTACTTCCGGAATATGAGATACTAAGAACTTACGACAATGTCCCTAGATTTGCGCAAGCGCAAACAGTCATGGGGAATCGGCTTATCTATGGTAATTACGTGGATGGTTATGACTTAGTTGATAGATTAAACAATCCTATAAAACTAGGGTTTAGTGCTTATCTTTTTCAAGAAACAATAGGCAATTCAACCTTAGACACCAGTACTGTAAATGGTGTATATGATTTTGGTGTTTCATCACAAACTATCGCTAATTCTATTATAAACATAGACCTTACTGGTAAAGAATTAAAAAGAGGGGCTTCTATCACTGTGGAATTTAGTTTTTTAGCTGTTTCTAGTGAAATAACTCCCCCCGGTTCAATTGGCCCGGATGAAAGTACTTCTTTAATAAACACAACCTTCACATATTTTATACCAACAACTTATAATTCTGTATATGAATTAGCTACAAGCTCTGATTTTATATCTAAAATCGGAACTGTTGCGAATATTCAAACGGTTGCAAACTCTTGTAATGGCACTACTTTAACAGATATTATAAACTGTTCAATACCTAATTTTTTAGGCACATCACCAGATGAATACTATAAGTATGCGAGTGGTATAACTGCTGCTTCAGAGCCAATATCTATATTTACTGATTTAGGTAGCGATATAATCGGACTTCAAATTCCTGCAATGCAATTTGTTGATGATGTGTTAGCTCCAACAATAAGTTATTATGAGTATTACGAAATAACAAGCACAAACGCTTTATATCAAGAAATAGCAAATCCATATAGTCTTCATAGCAATAGAGGGTATGAGATTGGAATGGTATATATGGATGACTTTAACAGGTCTTCAACTGCGTTAGTTGGCAGATATACAGAGAACACAGTTAGCGTTCCTTGTTCTGCATCTCGATTTAAAAATTCAATCAGGGTAGATATACCCTCAACTCAACTAGCCCCCTCTTGGGCTACTAGGTATAAGTTTGTAATTAAGCCAGACTTGGTAGATTACGAGACTATTTATAGTAATATATTTTTTCCAAGCCCTACAGATAATAGTGTTTATTTTTTATTAGAGGGTGAAAATGCTGCTAAAATAGAAGCTGGTGATAGATTAATAGTTAAGACGGACACAAGCGGACCTACTCAGCAATGTAGTTATGCTACCGTACTTGAAAAACAAGCGCAATCATCAAACTTTATTGAAGTTCCTGTTCCCGGAAATCCAGCTCTAAATATAGACATACCTGCCGGGGTTTACATGAAAATAAACCCCAACAGTTTTAATGCTGTTATTAGCAGTGATTCTATAATAGCGAAGGGAAGGCTTCATCAAGTGGGGGACAATGGAGCTCCGGTAAACGAACGGAGTCATTTACCTTATCCTGTAAGCGTAGAAGACACTCTTAATCCAGGCACTTACTTGCCAATAGCAATTCCTGCCGGTACTAGAGTTACTTTCAACATAAGACTATCAAGGAGAGGTCAAGAATGTTTTACTGGTTGTGAGAAAAGAGCTTATTATCTTCCGGATTATGACGGAATAATAACTGTTTACTCAAGTCAAGATTACGCATCTTTCTCGGATTGGTTTGTTGGGGATAATGTAGAAAGAATATTAGATGACGGGGTTACTGAAGTGGGTTGTAGTAATAGAGAGCCAATGGCTAACTATTTCATTTCAACGCCCATACAAAACACGTCAACACCCACAAGTCAATCTCAGTGGCAAGCTATAATGCCCGGTAATTCTTATGATAATTATTATCAGTTTTACAAAAACACAGCTACCGGAGAGGAGTTTTTTGTAATTACTGGAGGTCAAAAATGTAGCACTTTTGGGGGCGATGACGAGAGAGCCTACATTAGTGCTGAAATATCTATATATCAATCCGAAGGAACTATCACCT